ATCATAAAAACTTTTTGTTGGAATTCCTTGTTTTGAAAAATACTTGGACATGGTATTCATATCAAATATTTCTATAATTTCTGGTGTAGCCCCTTGATAATTAGAATCTGGCGTGGCCCCAAATGCCCTCCATATGTCAAGCTCCCTTCTTAATGTGAGCTTCAATCCCTCTTCGTTGATCGCGGGTGGATTTTTGCTGACATCAAGAATTCTTTTTGCAAAAGAATCATTGGATTCAAGATATAGTCTTTGCAAACCAACTCTAAGTCCAAATTCATCAAAACTATTTAAAAGCTGAGTTGGGATTGATTTTTGAACAGCATTGTCAATTAACAATGCATTGAATTTTTTCAAAGTAAACAATTGACCTGTTGTAAAATTATAAAAGAAAACATAATCTGTTGTTCTGTGCTCCAACAATTCTTTCATTGTTGAAACTCTTGCAAGCTCTACGTTGTCTCCTGTAATTTTTACAAAAGCTGGGGCAACTGGTGCATAAAGATAAATCCACGCTTTTTCGTTTTTGTCAGCGGAATCAATAAAAGAATCTATTTCAATCCTGGATATAAGTGCGTCGATTTGATCTAAATCATCTCCCAGAAGGGCGTTGACAAATTTTCCTGCTGTTGTTTGCGGAAGCGCTAATTCTGGCGTTGATCTTTCCAGTGAATCAGCATATATCTTAGTCCAAGAAGGGAACCTGTCTAGTACGCTTCTTGTGTGATCCGAAATAATTGGATCTATAATATTTTGTATTTGGATTTGTACTAATAGTAAAAAATTAATATCACTTAAAGGAGATGAGGAAAAAAAACTGACAATAAACTTAACATATCTTTTAACTCCTTTCAAGAATAAAAGAGAAGTGTCTTGATTTATTGCGGCAATTTGTTGCCATTCTGACGTTTTTGAATTGGGATTGTCAGAACATAAAATTTGTATTTCTATTTTTGGAGTTTCTGAACCAGGTAAATTGTTTATTGCATGCTTGTAGCCTATTATGTCTGCGCGGCTTGAAGTATCTACAAATCTATAAAAAGGACTGATTTGATAATTTGGATCAAGTTTCCAATATGGAGAAGAGTTATTAAAATCAAATATATAATAATTATCTTGAGCTTGTTGGTCGGATTCAAAAATTTGAAAAGTTCCGGGAATCCGTATCTAATTTGATTTCTCCATAGTCTGTTACTTTTTCAGATTGATTTATCGATGGCGTTGCATTTTGTAAAATTTGGGTTCCAACAAAAGTTCTGTCACCAATTTCATTTAAACCATTTGCTGATCTAACAGTTGAGTAATTTGTGTAAAATCTATTTGAATAGATATCAATGACGTTAGAGGTCCAGGTATTGGCACTTATATTAAAGTCATTTTTATTTAGAGCTAAAAAATAAGTTTTCATTTACCTATCCTAAATTTAGTTATCAAGCCAAATTGAATATTCTGAAGTAATTCCATTAATTGGATGAACGAACATTAGGTGTTGCGATGGTCTGCACATAGAGTTAAAAAACTCCTGCGCATAAGTATTTGTGCTTTCCGGAGAACCAGATATTCTTAAGGTTGATGTGCCAATTGTCATCTTTGACTGCTGATGATAATGACCCATAAAGACATCTTCAAATTCTTCGGGGATGGCCCCATCTTTCCAGCCCATCACCTTTCTATAGTAAGAGGTGACCGTATTTGGTGACGGCATTTGATCGCCGTGAATAAGAAGACTTTTATATGAACCAATTTGATCAACGGCATACCAGTGTCTTTCGCCTCGACCATCTGGTATATTAAAAGTTACTCTTGGTTCATTTTTGAATATAAGACTAACTATTTTATAAAGCAGTCTGTCCATATTTGATTCTGGATCATACATTTTTCTGTTTCGTCCACCAACAGAACCATGATTTCCTATTACTCCAGTAACATTTATTTTATCAAAATTTTTTAATGCGGTTGTTATAAATTTTGATAAAATTTCTGGTCCATTTATTCCCACTTGCCTATAAATGCCAGAGTCTAGTAGGTGACTTTGTCCTGGAAAAATTTCTTCACCCTCAACAATATCGCCTAAAAGCCACAAATGAAGAGTATCAACAGGATGGTCTGCTCTTTGAATGTCAACTACTTTAAGCATTTTTTCGGTATAAATATCAATTCTTTCAGCTAAAACATCGGAATTATAGTCAGGAGTTAATTTGCCTAGTTGCCAATCAGAGAACACCGCAACAGCTACCTCTGGGTCACCGCTTCCACGCTTGATTACCTGTTTTGTTTTGGGAACAGTTATATTGGCGTTAGAAAAAGCATCGTATGCAGCAGCATAAATTGAGTTTATGATTTCAGCTTTTGAATGCCTATACTTGTCTATTGATCTTGCTAATCTTTTATTTTCAGACCTAAGAAAATCTATTGTATTAGAAGCGATTTTTTGCTCTGGGCGTTGCAATGAATTAATATCGTTATTTAAAACCGTTTGCTCTTCCTCTATTTCATCAAAAGTATCATAAAAAGATTCTTGCCCTGTTGCAAAATACATAGAGGCTTCATCTTCTTCAATCTCTTTTGTAAAAGAATTATCTGCCATAATTAAGCCCGGAACATTCTCGTCTCCGTCAAGCACGCCTCTCGCGTGCTTCATGTTTTTTGCTTTAATTATGTGCGTTTTGGTGACAAGGAAAAGCTTGTCTGACATATATACCGCTCTTTCAGTTCTAATATCCTGTAGAAGACATTATAACAGAAAAAACATCAACAGTTCCAGCTATCATGTACTGTCTTTCAGATGCAAGAGTAAACGCACCTTTTGGAATTTCTTGCCCTCTTGCCGTCAAACTAAGAAGATTCACTGATGTGATAAAATCAGAAGATCCCCTTATCTGTGATTCAACATCAGAAAATGTCAATGTTCCGCCGATGGTAAATGAATTTAAATATCTTTTAACAAAAATTTTTGCTTGATTTTCAAGAGAAATTATTGCGGCCGCAGACAAGCCCTGAGGGAGAACAATACTTGCGGAAACATTGATTGGTATTCTTTCTGCTATCCTTATATTCAGCTTGATGCCGACTGGTTTTCTTGGTGAAATATTATCTAGCACGTTTTGAACAAAAGACGGGCTAATCGTCTGACTTTCTGGAACAACTATAATATCACAAGATCCCATACCATAAGATGATTCTCTTATTCTCACGTCCCTAACACCAGGGAGTGCAAGTGTGTTTAATCGCATAGACTCAGCTGTTCCATATGATTTTTCTTTTATAGAAAAAGCGATTCTTCTTCTGAATGAATCATCACTTTCCATGCCCGGCATTGCGTGAATTTCCTTGGTATTCGTACAAAAAATTATTGAACCATCCAATGAAGAAAAATTATGTTTTGTTAAAGTATTTTTTGCGGCTGTATAATTTTGTTGGTTAAAAGAAGGAGAAATTCTTCCATATGCCCTGGTGGTGCCCGCAATAATTGTAACCGAATCTTCTAGCTTGTATTGAAATTGCTTAGATGCAAATTCTGTTACGTCATTGTAAATTAAAGTATTTTTTGGAACAACTATATCTGAGCCAGATGGTGCCGTGATGTAAAACTCAATATTATAACTTAATCTATCCTGTTCTATCTCTGGAGACACCGCCTTTCTTCTGACGCCATAGAGTTCCCCAATAAGATCCAAGGATCTTCCCGAAGCTGTGGCCATGGAAGTTTGATCAACACTAAATTTTAAAGCCTCATACAAATCCCCTACTTCAACGGCGATTGATTCGGCGAAGGCTCTTGCTATTGAGCCAGGATACGTGGCGGTAATGCCAGCATTTTTTTCCAATGAGTTCATTATTCTACTCAAGATTTCAGTTTTTGTTTTGCTATACACGATTGGCATTGTTTACTCCTATTTTAAATTTCTTGAGTTATGGAAAGGGTGATTGGCTCTATTGAATTGTCTTCAATATGTACATCAAACCTAATCGCCGTTGGCGAGGTTGGAACGGCGTCTATGGAAATCGATCTTCCTTTGAAAATTCCCCCCTGAGTTTCATTTTCCAAGGCTTGTCTTATTATTCTTTTACCTATTTCGCCAGTTGTCACGCTCTGCGGCATACCTCTAAGCATTGATAGGTCGCAACCAAGCCTTGGGTAAACCGTAAAATCATTTGGTTCTGTCATTAAACGAATAAAAATTTGTTGCGTGTCTCTTTGCGCTTTGTTTTGAATCAACGCTATATCTTTGTTGCTAGACAACTTGATATCTCCGTCGTATCCTAAGTGAAAATCAGGCATTATTTGTCCAAATCATTTTTTATCCATGGAAAATTATTTAAACTATCTGGGTTATTTAAATCATTGTTTTCAATTTTATCTAAAGCCTGTTCAAAACTATATCCATTTAACATTAAATCAACCAATGAAACAACTTCCGAATCACTGTGCGTTTTAGCATAGGCGTTTATTAAATTTTTTTGCTCTAGCGTAAGCCCGTTTGAATCGGATGTATTTAAAGAATCATTTTTCAACGACAAGCCTAAGCCATATTCACCCATAATAGTAATGGCGCTTTGTTCTTGAGTTTGGGTAAATTGTTCCAAATTGTTTAAAAAATGATTCGATTTGTAATATGCCGGATTATTTGAAAAATCGTTTGTTTTTAATAAAGCTGGCTCATTATACACATCCGATGCTGGATTAAAGGACTTTCCATTCCACCTTAATCCGTCATCGTCTCGGCAGAAAAATTTAATTGAGTCCGCAATAATAGAAACACTTCTGGTGTTTGGATTTAAAATCAAACCTATACCTGGGGCGGCAAAAATCTCTATTTCTCCAGAGTCTGCGATCCTTATGAAACCCTTATTGTCTGGATGGGTTATTCCAACTTCCCTATTGGAAAATTCTTTTCTTCTTTTGAGTTCAAAACTCTCATCAAAAACATTTGTTTTTTGCGATACCTCTTCGTTGTTATATTGTGGCATGGGGTTAGCTCATGTACTTGGGAACGCCAGTATCTACGGACGTATTTCTTACATTTTTATGTGAGTGAATTTCATTAAAATACATAATAATATATGGACCTTCTTCATGCTGATCTCTAAAACCCACAAGACATCTTGTTCCTGGAGAGGGTGCCACCGATTGTATTCCGTATGTAAACGGACACGGAACATTGGGAAGTATATTTCCTACAACACTTGAGTATTTCTCGTCAACCATAACTGTTGCGGTATTGTTGTGAGAATTATAACCCATAACAGTTCCAGGTCTATTTTTAATTTCTTTAAATTTTGAGTCTTCAATTTGATCGGTAATTTTTTTATCAAATTTTGGATAATTAATCGGCATGACGCTCCTCTTTCTTATACATTTTCATCGTAAACTTCTCCGTTCATCCAGTCCTCAATATACGGAAATGGTTTGTCTCCTTTAAATTTATCTCTAATCCATTTTTTTAAATAATCTATTTTGTTACCATTGCCGGTATATACCTCTGATATTACAGAAAAAGATACTTTATTAATAAAGCCATAGGTTCCTTTATAGTCACCCCACGGCCCAAAAATATAGCCATCAAACTGTTGATTATTTTTTATTTTTTGATAAGCGCGTTTATCGTCAGCGCAGACAGCCAGCGCGTAAGCTTGGTTGTATGGAATAAATATTCTTTGATCCACCGTTGATCTGGTGGCTTTTGTTTGTACTGCGCTTGCAAGCTGAGATGTTGACAGATTCTCTTGGAGAGAATACGCCAATTTAAAACCCAATACATTCTCATCATTTGGATATTTTAAAAAAAATGTTTTTGAGCCATGTGCCGCTGGAAGCAAATTGATTTGAAATAAACCGAAAGAAAAATCTTTGGTTTTTCTATTCTCATTCAACTGTCCTGGCTTAAACCTGGATTCTCTTTCTGCAATTCCAACAAATATTGCAGCGACTTCTGGACTATACAAATTGGTTGTAATCAACATTTTGTATATTTCATCTGGGGAAAGAGCTACATTTGGTTTATTAAAATAATTTATTTTTAGTTTGTCAAAGTTTGTATCCGCAATTCTGTCCACGCTACCATAAAAAGCGTTGTCACTCGAAAGTGGTCGCAATTCTGATTGGGTCAAAAAAGATCCAGCTCTTCTTGCGCTGAAACTTATGTGGATGTGATTCCTGTGGCTTGAATCGCAAGCAAAATTAACGTATGGAGAAAGTCCTTTATATTTTTCTCTTACGGCGGAATTTGCGTCTTCTAAACCTTTTTCTAATACGCCCAATTCAGTAGCTAGTTGATCGTGCACTACGATCAAATCCGGATGCAGTTCTCTTGGTAGTTTTTGAAGCGCAGACAAAAACAAATCCAAACCTTTTCTATAAGAATCTAAGTTTGTAACTAAATCTATTGACGTACTAGCGTCAGTTCCTACCGAGTGTATATCGTATCCTCTTCCAAACGAATGATCTGAAATAGAATTATTTTCTGCAGTTAGACCAGAAAAATTTGGCCCGACTATGCCTCTATCAGTTCCTTGGCCGCCCTTGCCGATATATATTGAATTTGTCAACTGTAGCAAAAGCTCAAGAAGAGCTGCGGATACGTGACATTTTTTTTTGCCAGTGCCAAGATATTCTTTTGCTAGCGGTATTGGGGCTCCATTGCCGCCACTAAAATAAGTTCCTTCTTGATAAAGCCCAAAACTTAGGCCAGTTAGATCTTGACCGCGATTTTTGGCCTTTGTCAAAATCAATTTCAAACATGTATATGTTTCCGCCAAAATTAGTTTTTTTATTTAATTCTGCTATTTTAGTCGCATAAATTTGCTTTTCTGACTCAGTCAAGTTTTCTAATAATGCAATTTGTCTTGAGCCACCATTGAAAGATTCCGCATTTGGTTCTGCGGCGTAACCGCTGATGCTATGTGCATATGTTGTACCGTCGCTGTTGCCCACCATGCCACCAGAGCCAGTATTTAACGTTGTCGAATTTATAACTGTATCATTCAAGGCTTTGATCGTCGCCTCAAATCCACTAGGAGCTAAGCCCGTTGTTATAATCGATTGTTTCATTATTTCTGCACGAGCTGCTGCACCAGTTAAATATTTTGAGTTGGTTGGATCGTCTGGATCGGGTATCTTAACATCATCGTCAATTTCCGCACGAGATGCTATAATTGAATGCAAGGCGGATTGTGTTGACTGAGCATAGGCTGCGGTTACAAAAGCCGGATTCCTAAATAAACCATCCCCTTGCAATAATTTTGCGGGGTCCGCACTCCTAAGTGTTCTATCTTGCATCGGTTGTTTGGACATCGTAGTATTTTTAATTACTACTTCTCCGTTGGGATAAAAATGAGAACCAACTTTATCTACGATACTTTTAGTGCTTGATAAATCAGATGCATCAAATTCAAAATCTGACATTTTAATTCCCTCCTATCTCTCTGGGAATTGCCATAAGCTCTTGTGCTGTATACAATGCTGGTCCCTTGATTGCCGTAAGTCCTTTTGTGTAAACTGAAGCCAGTCCAGATGTAACTAGTTCCCAATTAAGTGTTATTGGGTTTCCGTCATCATAGTACTCGTCCCAAGCGGCCATTGGCCATTCTGATGCTTTTTCATATATTCTATTCAAAATAACAAGGGCGAATAGGGCGTCGAATGTTTTTTTCTCGATATTCGTTAGGTTATTGAGGGGATCGCCTGCTCCCAAAGAAGCAAAATGCATAAACCCGTTTGTTGGTATCGAGTTATACAAAGGCGGTGAAAGAGTAAAAACTGCTTGTTCTTCCAGAATAGCGTTGTATAAAATCTCATATCTTGTATATATGACAGATTGTGGGTTAATTAGTTCTTTTACTTTATCTTTTACATAAGCTATAGAATTAGATGTTGATTCTGGTATGCTCAAAAATATCGACCTTATTTTTAAGTAAGTTGAATCATATATTGCTTTATCCGTTTTATAAAACACACTAGCCATATATCTGTCATCATACTTTTGAGCGTTGTTTTGTGTGTATGCTGTTTGATAATTTTCTGGATTATTGTAAACGGCGCCTGCTTCAAAATCGTCGGCTGTTAGAATCATTTGCGGATTGTTTGGACTTATTCGTAATACAAAAAGTTTTCCTTCTAGAGCTTCTCTCACGTAATGAAGAGCCTTAGAAGCAGGTGAATTGGGATTGATAATTGCAGTACTTGATGTAATATTGTTTTTGTTAAGTTCCGGTGCTTGCACGCCTTCAAATCTTACAGTGTAAGACTTTCCGCCACCTATAATATCTTTAACCACAATCGTGTCACCGTCTTTAAAGTGTTCAGCTTTAACTATAACTTTAAAAAATTCTCTAAGGCCAGTTTTTTCTGGACCAAGACCAGAATATTTCAAAATTTCTGACTGCACTATGGCGTTTTCCAAGCTGATGTATTTTACGAGATCGGATATTTCTTTTTCTTTATAACCCATACTCTTAAATATATCATCAGATCTAACATAGGCGTGTCCTGCTTCTGTTTTAACATTTGTTTTTACTCCCAAAATTCCTGGAAGAAGTCTCTTTGAATGGAATTTGCCCACAACCATTCCTTGAAAATTAGACAATCCTCCGTCCATTGGTTTTCCATTTTTGGAAAGATATTGTATGTAGCAACCGTGTTGATCCAAAACATTCTCTCTCACCCACTTCCATGCGCCCCAAGCTGCGTCAGTTGCCAACGCAAGGCCTCCACCAACAAACGCTCCGGCAACAGGGTTAACCAAGCTTACGGCAACAGTTGCAGTGGCTGTTACTGCTGGCATCACCAAGCCAGCAAAAATTGCCGCTCCCATACCGCCGCTTTCTATTCTACCGGTATTTGCTTTTATTAATTCTTTTATTTTTTCTGAAGTATCCGGCAGTGCGTCGGCGAGTTGATTGGCTTGAATATCCTTCAACAAAGCTGTATGGCCATGCGTGTACTGCAACCCCCCGACCATTTGATCCTTGAGCATGTCGGCCAAATTGTCAATTGATACCGATCCATTTACGGTCAATCTACTGTTATTTGATTTGTTGGCCAAAAGAAGACGCGCATCATTTCGAAGATTTTGCATGCTGAAATGGGCGGCGCACCAAGACGACATAAACCATCTCGATGGGTCATTCACGGAGACAAATGCATTAGGTGTTATCGTGGTGACAAAACCAGTTTCTGGGGTGAAATGATGAACAACTTGTTCAACTTCAAAAATTCCATATATTCTTTCATACACATCAGCCAAATAGACAATATCATGAGGCCTTATATCTGCATTCCCTATTATGATTATTTCTCCACCATAAAGATCTTTTAACGATTCTTTCAAATACGAAAGAGCGACTCGTCTTGCTGTTAATTCATCGGGCTCGCCTTGGGCGTGTTTAGAAATACCCCTAAATGTTTCAAATGGATGGAAGATTGGATGCAATACTCCCCAAACCCCTTCGCCTTTTGGATTGTCCCAATACAAACCAGTTTCTACGGTTTTTTCAATTTGTTTTTCTGGTGGTGCCGATTTGTCCAACGAAACTGTAACGGGATATTTGCCATCAGAAACTGCTGTTATTTGTGTTGCAACTCGTCCGTTTTCTTTAATGTTGTTTGCGATAATATGCGTAAACGAACTTAGGTAATGCATTCTTTGAAACGGCTCTCTTATTTCAACGACCGGTTCACCATATTCTCTTGTGAAAGGGTTGTCGACCGCTCTCAACAAAGTGCCCGGTCTTCCCAAAGAATAGTAAATAGAATCGTTGTACGCTTTATTTAAGATGTTTGCTTGTCTACTGAAATTTTCAATATTTTGCAAACCGTAACCAACTTGGGCCATTGAAACTCTAAACATATTCAAAAGATTTCCAAGCACTGTATCAAATGCATTAAAAATAGGCCCTATAGTTTTGTCGTAAAATTTAATTGCATCTTCCCCAATTCCAGTAACCCAGTTGCTTGCGTTGCTGCCTTCTTTTGCGTTTTTTTGTAGCAACTTAATAAACGTTTTGTTATCTTTTGCGTATTCTGCTTCGTAGTCTATGAATGCGTGAAAAATCGGATCTACTGCCCTAAAACTCCATTGATCATTGTCGTTACCAAAAACATTAAAAGCTGCCAATCCAGCCGCTATTGTTGTTGTTCCTGGATTAAGAGCTAGAGCTGCATTTGCAAAAGAAGCAAGTCCGGTTGCACTATACCTTTTCTTATCCGGTCTTAGAACCAACCATGCTCTTGCGTACGGATCTGACCACATCTTTTGCCTGAATATTCCAACCAACAATAAAAATAATTGTTTTGGGCTTTCAATTTTGGCAATAAGTTCTTTGACCTCTTTTTCTGTGCTGTTTGATTTTGATTCTTTGCCAAATTTTTCTGCAATTCTTTCATAAATGTTTTGGTTGCCAGATCCGCTTTCGGAAAGATCTTGACCCGTACTATCATCTGTTGAAACATCTTTCTTGGAATACTCATACGTTTCAAAATGACTCGTTACAATTTGAATAATGCTTTTTGCCTTATTGTAAATAAGGGCGTTGTATGCGTCCAGAATTCCCTTATCCTTGTTGATGATTGGTTTGTTCTCTGCGTCTTTGCCATCAAACCCAGCATCTATATATTCGTCTACCGCTATGTCTATAGCCGACTGTTTTGCCGCGGTTTGGGCACTGTTTGCACCTATCCAATCTGCCCCTAACAAGGTTGTAAATTCCGAACTTCTAGTATCTGCACCGAATTCTTCTAGCGTAATTTTAGACTTGCCCGTCAAAAGTTCGAAAATTGGATCATTGGATATACTGTCGTCGTCAGGATCAAGATTGTAAACTTGTTGAAATATATTTTTTACAGAATCATAAGTGTGATAAGCGAACCTGAATTGGTCCCATATTTGTTGGGCCTCGTTCACCCTTCTTCCATTTCCTGCAATAACTTTTACTGTACTATCAAATTTTTCATCGTAAAACCCTCTAGCAACAACAGATACGGGATCTAATTGATCGTACACCGCTGAAAAATTTTCGTTCTTTTTTCCTTCTCTATCTTTTTTTAGTTCTTCAAATAATTTGTCTCTTGAAACGGCGTCCAAATTTTCATTATCTTTAATAAGGTTGTAGTATTCAAGATAATTTCCACCTTGGCTCCATTCTTTTTGCCAATCTCTTTGCGTTTTTAGGGCGATTATGTCATCAAGAAACTGATATTCGTGTTCAACCACAACTCCATTGGGGCTTCTTCTCAGAGAGGGGTGCCCGGCATTTGGATCAATTCCTACCTGTCTAGCCGGCAGTCTGCCGTCATTCATCATCAAAACATCTTGAATAGGCCCGCCATCTGACGCCTTAAATGCTCCAAAACCAACAAGGAAATTACCCTCGGAAAATTTCCAACCATCTTCGACATACCTAAATCTATTCGCCGGATTATAAGAACTAGTAACCACTCCTAATGGAGTCGCATCATTAACGAAGGTGAATCTGCATTCTGCAAGATCCTGCTCAACCATCCCCATAGCCTCAAATTGACCGGCGGTAGTCGCCATGCCTGATTTGGAAGAATTAACGATGCCGATATTTTCAAGAGGGGAAACAATTTGACCTTTTTCGTTGATTAACAAACCCAGGAAATAAGCAGCATCTGGAGAAATAATTGCATCAATAGCCCCGGATCCATCTCCGTCTGATTCTGTTGCTCCCCACAAGAAATACGCTGGTGCACAAACTACCGCAGAATTTGTTTTTTCATTGTAAACAAGAACTCTTCTTTTCTTATATTGTTCTGGGGAACCAACTAGATCCTCTTCAGAAAAATTGTACATTTTCAGAAACTTTTTTAACACTTCTCTTTGAACTTCTGGAGTGGGTCTTACTTTGTTTATTTTTTCAGCGATATCTACCAGGCCAGGCATTGTGTTGTTCGAATCTGTAAATATTGGATTGTATGGCCATCTCATGGCAATATAGAATTGTTCTTCCTCTGCGGTTTTTGGCATTCCCCAATCGCTAAAATTTAAAGGCAGGGTATTGAATTCTTGTTGTAATTTATATATAGGATCAAGATCTTGATAATAGTCTTGAAATTTTTCAGTAAATTGATCCGGATTTTCGTTCATAATTGGTAAAGGCATTTGTATTATGAATGATGCGTTTATTTGACCCAAGTTTCCTTCTGGGTCAAAAATTCCAGACGGATCAAAAGCTGCCGTACCTTCTAACAGATTTGTGCCGCCAACATCAAGGATTGGCAATAATGGAATTTTTGCGGCAAAATTAAAATTGAAATCTAAACTAATTTCTCCATTTTTTTCAGAAACCAAAGCGGTTGATTCTGAATCTGTTTCTTTTGAAATTAAACCTTTTTCGATAAGCGAAATAGAAAGAATGTTATTAATTGTTTTTTTTAGATCTTCTTCGTTATCGCCTTTAACTATTTTATCAAAATCAAGCGAAGGAAGTAGGCCACTTGTTCTGTTGGTAAAGAAGGGGTATCTAAATCTTATGGGAAGTTGATCAAGTTGCTTGTGCGCTTCTTTTTGCATTGGCATGGTGATTTCAGTTCCGTTAGAACCAAACGGCAGGTGAAATCCTACTTGAACTTTGCCTTTGTTAACTGGAAGTTTGGAAACAATTTTGTTGTTGTATTTATAGATACTCCTGTTTTCGTCAAGAAAATTTATAACCTTTCCTCTAAACATTGTTCCAGATTTGAAAATTCCTTGAAATGACAACATGTCTTTGGACATCGATGCTATCGATTCGGACAAAGTACTTTCACTTGCCCTGTTAAGACCCGCCAGATCTGCCCCCATTGACTGCTCTTTGTTAACAGTGTCAAGTATTGATTGCAGCGAATCATCTGCATCAATGTAACCCGGTATTGAAACTCCGTCTAATTTAGCTTGTTCTTCATTTGGAAAACCGGTAGATACAGGGAAAATTCCAGAGGTATATAACCAGTGTGGTTTACCATAAAAAACTGTAGACCTATCTTCAAATGGTCTTACTGCAACAATATAGTTTGGAAGAAGTCTTGCGCACATTTGGAACATGTCCCAAACCGATCTCATATAAGTTTGAGCCCTAAAAGAAACTTCGTCATAAATATCATCATCAAGATCTGACACGAGCCCCATAGTTTTCAAAACATTGGAAAATCCACGACCTTTAAAATTTCCAAGAAGTTGCGCTCCCAAAAAAACTCCAGCGCCTGGCCCCAAAATAAAAGAAGATCCTACGGCAGTTGCGGCAGCAAGTCCGGTGCCTAGAATATGGGTAGTTCTTAATCCTTCGTTTGTATTGGTCAATTTGTTAACTTCAGTTGTTTTTTCAAGCACTTGATTAGCATCGACATTGCTTGCGCTTTGCGACTGCTCAAGCAATCCAGCCCAAGATCTGTTAGATAACCTGTCTACGTAACCAAATTTTTCTTTGTCTATTTCACTTATGTCTATACTCGCCATGGTTGCCCAACCGTCGTCTAAATCGCCTCCCAAAAATTGCGCGACTCCAACTCCATTCCCTGGATAAATATTTCTTTTAAATATTTCCAAATCTCTTTGTGTAGAAAAATTACCCCATAGGGTTTGCATTGCGCCAATCAAGGGTGTTCGTACTGAGCCACCAAAACTTTCCATTCCGGAGTAAGAAGGAAAGTTTCCAGCACCATAACCGCCAGCAAGATTAAAAGCGCCAGGCACCAGAGTACCAGCTCCTCCCGTCAAAAGATTAGCAGTTGAATTTACAGCCAAGCCCGCAGTACCTGATATTGGATTTCTGCCTACGGCATTAAAAGCGTTGATAACGCTTTGCTTGTACATTGAACTTTTGGCTGCTTCCTGCTCAGTGAGCGGTTGATAAAGTATAGAGCCAAAATGTCTAATCCCAAATTTATTTTCCGAAAATACTGCGCCCCTTGTTGCGTGGGCGAATGCCTCTCGCATTCTTGATGCCCCCATAGAAAGAAGTCTAATCATCAGATCCCTGGGCTCCGACAACCAAAGACCAGTGTTTATGCCTCCATCTATCTTGCCGCTATCACCCTTTTTCTTGGTGCTATTGATGATTGGACTTAACTCAACTGCATCCGATTGTGCAACAACTGTTATAATCTCTCCGTGATCCACCTCTGCTATTACTCCATTAAAAATCGTCTGCAAAGCATTGGGGTTTGATCCGTATCCAGCCCTAAGATGAACTCTTACTCCTGGTTTTAATCTCATTTGGGCTATCTCTGTAACATATTTTGAATTCATGTGTGATTTCAAATTCATAGATCTTTTTAAGAGGGTTTCAATCATCTTGGCGGAACCCGACGTAAGATTGGCTGCGTATTTGTCAATATCTAAATTTGTTATTCCACCGTAAAAAGCACCATCCGTGTTAATCAGACTGCTCAAACCAACTTCTGGTTTAGAAAGTTTTGAATACATATTAGAGATTCTTAGCATAAGCGTATCGCCGAGAAGATCCTCTGATTGAACAATGGAAAAATCAACGATTGATTGTAGTCCATAGAAATTATCAAACAACTTAACACCAGCAAAATAGTTTGAATCATCTATCAGCCAAAGCATGTAGGTCGGATAGGCTCTAATCATTCTTCCGGACAAATCCCTATACTGATTGTCCATCATCATTTTTTGCCAATGCTTAGCGACCCCTTTGTATGTTCCGCCTGATGCAACGGATTGCATTTTTTCTTTTTGGGAAGACCCGTAAGCCGACTGATAGCTGTCAACACTTTTTGCCCCAGGAACTCCTGTGTGTGAATTTTGTTTTTCTCTTTCCGGTGTTTGGGTGTCAGAAATTTGCGTTACCTTAGACGTAGGAGAAACCCCTCCGTCTGAATTCATTCTAAGAAAATCTTGCGCCACATAGAATCTTCCATCATCCCTATTGGAATAGCCCATAATATATCCGCCATCAGGCGTTTGATATATTGCCGGTATTTTGTTTGTATCGTTTGGATCTGCGGCTGGTACGAGATGAATTATCCCAAAATGGTCGACATCATCCGGATCAAATGACGGAAGTTCTTTATTCTTAGAATTTTCTGCTGTTTCTGCTATTAATTTGTTAAATTTTTCCACTTGTTCTTTTGAACCAGAAACCAAATCTCCTATGCGCACATTGCCATATCTTGTCTCAAATTTAACATCATCAAAATTATACTCAATATTATTATCGTCTTTAAAAAGATCAATCATATCTTTCCAAATAGTTGGATATTTGTTGGCTATAAAACCACTTGACTGCAATGATGTTTCAAATTCTGGTTCTGTTTGTTGATCAAATATCGCTATTCTAAATATTTTCATCGCTTCATCAGCGGCTAAATTATTTTGGGTAATCAAGTAATCTTTTATTTCTTGTATGTTTCCATTGTTTTCAATTAATTTCTTTTTTACGAAATAGACAAAAGATTTACCTCTATCATTTAAATAATTTTTTTCATTTTCCCATTCACCAACTGGCAGTGTATAATTTTCCGGATCAATTATATTGTTCACCACATCGTTATCAAACATTTCGAATTGTCTAAAATAAAAATCTGGATCCAAAGATCCAACAACCATATTGCTGGAAGGATCGGTGATTGACAACGGCATATCGGGGTACGCATTGAATGCTCCCCAATTTTGTTTCAATCTCAAAAAAGGATTTCTTTTTGATCCAAATTCTTTGATTAAAGATATTTGTTGTTCCGAACTAATGTTTTCTCGTTTTTGTTGGAAAATGTCAAAATCAACAAGCATCAAATTAACGTTGTAAACGTGTGGAAATTCTGGAATCGTGTCCACCGAATAGTTAAGGGGCAGCACATACTTGACCCCTGCAAGAGCGCATATTATATTTTTAATGCCCATGAAACCGATAACACCGGCCGCATGTTCAAGGCGCGCCAGACCGCTAAGGTAATCAAACATTTTCTTTATTTTTCTTAGTTCATTTTCTCCAAAGATAGTCATAGAAATGCTGATCATGGTATCTTTTGATCCTATGTACTGAAATGTTGGCTCATCCTGCATTTGAAGCTGGAACTTCGCCATATTGTTCCCCATTGAAAGAGAAACTGAATTAACTATCACCGAATTTTCATCTAGGTCTATTTTCATCATTGGAACTTCCCATTCCTTGATGTTAAATGCCGATATTTTTCTTCCATCTATGCCTGAATATTTTTCGGCGTCCCTGACCAAACCAATTCCAAGCAGTCGGATCATTTCTTCGTCTTTAAAAAATCTTTCATACAAACTCGCCATAAATGCATCAACAAATTTTGATTGTTCGGCAGCATATGTGGCGGACCATTCCTTTGAGCTTGTTGGATTAGATTTGTCAAAATCTATTTTTTTCTTTTTTAGAATAGCTTCTGTGTTTTGTTTGATTTGAAAATCTAACAATCCGTTGAATGGATTGTGCGGCGGTGTAAAGACTTGATTTTGTTTCTCTAAGCTTGTTTGTTTCTTCTTCGGTGGCTTGTGCCGGAACTTGCAAATCATTTGGGGATTTGCGGTTTTTTAAATAATCTATAACCGCGGGATTTGTAATGCCATTGGCGTTGATGTGTTGCACAACAAGTGCATCATAAGTCATTTCGTAACTATTTTTTGCATTCGCCCCGGCAAGAGCTACTTCTACCATTTTTGCAGCGGCTTTTTTCATAAACACTGAAGCACTGTAATCTAAAGAACTTGTATATACGGTGTATAAATCCCTGTACAAAATTTCATCTGTGATATTTATACCTAATTTCAAAAGCAAATTTTCCCAAAATGCTCTTCCATAATCAAGAACTGCTTTTTCCTCCTCGCTTCTAAATGAGGAGACATCTGGTGTGTATATTTTTGATTGTATTTCTGCAGGAATGTATAAAGTTATATTTTTTCCGTTAACCCAATCATTAATAATATTTGTCGTTAACAGTCCGTCCTTATATGCAGGAACTATTTGAGAATTCTGTAAAAAATCTCTTTGTTGATCTTTCAGTATTGCAGGTAAACGGTCTTCGGCTGTATTGATTGGGGCTATATCTTCTCCAACTGTCTTTAAAAGAAACTCTGCGTTTACGGAATTGGCCAAAGATCCGGCGGCTCTTCCCATGTAATGCCTGAACTTACCCCAATGAATTGCCTGATTAAAATCTTTCAACATGGGGAGGTACGGCTTATGATTAAATTGAGATAATTCTAGATTAACTTCTAATGTAAACGGAAAGTTTTGCACCGTTGATATAGTCATGCTGGTTAATGCAACGCCAGTAATATCAAATACAGAATTGAGATAATGATTTTTAATCGGAAGAATAGGTGCGTACTTGAAGGCTGCAATTAATCCCCTTAATGAAGAAAGAAATTTATCAACCCTACTTTCATCTGCTGAATCTTTAAAATTAATGTAGTAGTTTGAATTCAGGTTTATTTTTGTTGCATCTTTGATATCTGATATTCCCCAAATTTCTTCATAATTTGGAAAATATAATTTTAAGTTAATAGTGGTTTCCTTAAATCCAGAATTATATTTTGGTGAAGCTTTTTGTCTGATTGCACCGCCAGTTAAGCTTCCGGTTTTGAAACCTGTATTAACCGATATTGTAATTGGTGGAACATAAAAGTTCGCGGCTCCAATTCTTAAATGAAATATATCTGGATTTACCGGTGGAGTATTTACAAATGTTCCAGTATCTTTGATAGCCTTTTCTATTTTTTGGGCGGTCGTAAAATTCTCTATTGCCCAAATCGGCTTAAAAGTAGATTCGCCTTTCGCATCTGTGCCAAAAGCTTTGAACATACTTTCCATAATTTCTTTGTGATTATTGAGTGGATCATCTTCAAAATATCCATAATCGCCAGTAGCAGCCAACGCAGTAATAAAAAGTCTGTACAAATTTGGAAAATATTTATATACAGTTGCAAGAGCTAACGGATCATTATAAAAATAATTCTTTGTTTGTATAAGTTTTTCAAGCCAGAACGTATCTCTGATCGGATCGTTGAAATCCGCAGCTGATTTTCTTAATGTATCTGCGCTTTGAAAACGCAATCTTGCGAACTCCCTGATCCCTCCAGCCATTTCCGCTAAATCGATTAAACCAGACTGATATATTTTTTCAAATATTAAATTTCTATTTTTTTCATCTTTTATATGATTTAACTCAGATTTTCTAAAACTAGTTAATTCTTTAAACAATTTATTATCTGGTGTGTTTGAAAAATTATCTTTTGATAAACCTATGGAAGAAAGATCTTTATTAAGCTCATCTTTTCTTCCCCCATCCCAACCGTCTAAGCCGGTAAATGGAAGACTGACACCTCTTGTTACAACAGCAGTTCCCAAGTCGGAAACAAATTCAGCCCAGTTTTTAAATTTGGTCCAACCAGATCTATCCCCAGACATTTCGCCAAATAGGGTTTCTAGCGGAGCAAGATCCGATTCGGCGTACAGATTGGAGGAGGCTTGGTCGGAATTGAGATCTATTTCATCAGCCATAATTTACCTGAACATATTGTTTGTTTTAATAAATTCTTGCATTTTGTTGGCGATATTATCGCCATTAAATGTTGAACTATAATTAGTCATTATAGCATTGTTTTTAATATTGGACGAATTATTGGACAATTGATTTGTAATTGGCTTTTTTACTTCTCCGGATTGTAAAAAATCTTTTTTATATCTAGCCTTTTGAAAATCGGGATTATCGTAGCCATCTCCGTCCATTTGTATATAACCAGCGGACTGGCTTACAAGGCCTTCGTACGAGCCTCTAATTGGGTCTGGAGGGGATTCTGAGAGCATTCTTCTCGACGAGGCTATTACATTGCTCCTAGAATCTGCCCCAATAGAAGTATTGATTTTTTGATTGGCTATTCTGCCAGACAAAACGTTTGACGTTCTTGTTCTTGAAGAAGTGTCTGTTCGTTTGGCCGCAGCGTCCGCTAAATTTTTGTTTTGTTCGTCTGCACCTAAAATCATACTTTAAATACCTAAAATCTAGAGGCTATATCTGAATAGGGATCTTGGCCCATAATTGGCAGTCCGTTGTACATAGTACTGTTGATAGGCCCGTCGACAACATCTCCGAAAATGCCCCTTAAATTGTTTAAATCCTGTATAGATCCAGTTGTATTGATTTGATATTGCATTGCGCGACCATACGTTTGCCCGGCGTTTTGTTCCATTTGACTAATTATTTGTTGCCTTGTTGGATACCCTGTTTCGTATGGATTACCGCCAGGAAGAAGTGGAGGTCCCTGTATGTCTGCTGCAGTATGATCTTTTTTCTTTTTAGACTGATACAAAAAGCTGGCCCCTATCAAAGCCGCCGCTGCTACTGTTCCTCTGCGAACATTTTTTGATTTAAAAACATCAAAGCTCATTCGCTTATAATTACTTCTTTGTATTTCAAATATTTCGTCTTCTCCTGCAGTAACTGATCTTGCTATGTCATCAGCTAGCCTACCTATATCATCTAGGTCAGATTCATCTGGCGCGGCTATTGATCTAACTAAACCTGCAGTTTCTGCGTCAAGTGTTTCTAGTTGTTTTCTACCCTGAACATAACGAAACGCTTCTTGTGCTATTGGCGAAATATCTTTTCCATCAGTCTGTCCTGCTCTTATTCTCATAAAGTCGAACAAATGTTTTGATCTTACTTCTTCAGGAGAAACATTGTCTAAAAATTTTTTTGCATAATTTTCATCTACTAAATCAATTGCAGCTTCTGTGTCATCTGTATGTTCTCTAAACGCCCTTTGAAGAACCCCAAAAGAAGCTGGATCTCCCATAGCTCTTCTAGCGTCTCTTCTCGTTTTGGCCAACTCAAACAAAGACATCATTTCGTGTTCAACGCCTTCTGGGCCTTCATCTCCCAATAACCTTGAACCAGCGGCGCCAAAATTAACCCTAAGTTCTGATTCAATAGCGTCAACAATGTCTAGTGTCGTGGAAGAAGTGCTTTCATAATTGTCTTGTATTGCTCTTAATCCCGCACCAAGCTTTCGACTTGTATCTAATTTTTTTATTTTATATATCGATTCCTTTGATGGATCTTCAGCAAGTTTTTTAAGTTCTTCCATACTTGAAGAAAGACCTGAAATTTTTATCATTTCTCTGGCTGCCTTAATATACTCTGCTTTTGCGGTTGGCAATTTCTTTCTTGCTATCATTCTTATTCGTGCAGAGGTTGCAACGTCTATGGCCGCTCTTGCGACTTGTGCTTCAGAATGTTGTATTGATGTTGCTGCATATGTGTTGTATAGTCTTGAGCCCTTTTTTAGAGTGAACATCTCTAGCGAGTCTTCTGGTTTTAGCCTTTCAAGTACTGATAATTCTTCCCTGATTCTTTCTTGGGCTTCTGGGTCATCAACAAAATTTGCTAATGCAAACCTATATGAAGTTACTGCGGCATCTATTATTTGTGCTCTTACACCCTTTAATCTACCTGACAAAACCATAGGATCAAAACCAACCAATTCTTCTTGCGCATATCCTGCAGCTAGCTGACTTGCTCTCATTGCAAACAAAAATTCTGATTGCTGAGAAATTCCAGCTTTTGCTGCGTCTGACTGTAGATATCTTTTAATCGTGTCATAGGTGGTTTCTATGCCAGTTCTTTTTGTAACCTGTTTTGCAATAGCTTTGTAAGCTTCTGCAAGCTTTCCTGCTTGTTCATCTGTTAAACCTTTGATTGCCTCATCGTAAGAAAGCAGTTCTTTATCTCCTATAGATTGATTTATTATGTCAACGATATTTGATCTTGGTTCTACTGGTACAGTAGTTCTCTTTGTTAATTCCGCAAATGCATCTGCCGACATACTGTCGGCAAGAGTTTTCAATGCTTCTGGGTCTTGTAATATATCCGAAACAGATTCAACTCCAGCAGCTATATTAGCTAAGCTACCAATTGTTTCGCCATAGTCGCCAACAGATTTAGCCGCATACTCTGCAATAATTTTTGCTTTAGCTTCGTGAACAATACCTTGTCTTGCTGCTTTTTCAATCCCCTTAAAATCTTCGGCGTTCAAAAACGCGATTTTACCTTCCAAATCACGACTAAACAATTCGTCTAGCGTTATTGATGGGTCACCTCTTCCAACTAAACTATCGTTTATTTCTTTTAACATTTTTGAAGCAATGTCTTCATCAACTCCTGGCACTGTTGTAATTTGAGCCATTCTTGCACTCAAGTATGGTCCTGCTTGTTCTGGACTTAAATTTTTTGCAATCTGTTGTGTAACGGGCATTCCTTCATCGTTCAACACAACGCCGATTCTTGATCTTGTAGATGCTGAACGCATCTCTGCTGCCCTTTCAAAAGCATCTACTTCAGCCGCATCTTGAAAGCTTTCAATTGGCGCTCCTCTTTCCATTTCTTTTGCTTTTCTTACAATTGTCTCCAATGTAAATAGACCAGATTCATCAACATCTAAAAGTTTTTTCTCCCCAATGTGGGATCCCTTGTAGGAAAACTTGCCATCTGTTTTGGCTAAAACATTTTTTAATTTTTCAAAAATTTTTCTTGCCGTTGATTCATCAACACCTGTTTCTTTCATTATTTCTGTTAAAAACTCATCACTTTCCATACTAGATTGAAGTCTAGTTATTGTTTCTGGATCTTTATTTAAAAGTCCTTGTAAAGTTGCAACAGAATCAAATCTCGGCACTGCGAATAAGGCTTCTTCTCTTGATTTAGGATCTCTTACAATTCTTGATGCAAGACGCGTCTTTCCACTTTCATCTTGGAAAGTGCGTAACTGAAAAATAGTATCGTCGTCAAGGTCAAATCCACTCAATACCGACTTGTATCTGCTAGTATTTTCGTTGGAAACAAGCATTTGATCTCCATCAAGTGCAAATTGAACAAATGTTGCTTTTTCTGTTGTTTTTTTGCTTGTTCGTATTGGAATAAGTGTATCGCCACCATCTGCGAAAATTTTTGATAAGTCCTGGCTTGTTGCCGGAGTTCTGATACTATATCTGGTTGCACTCGGAACAACTAGTCTTGGAACATCGTTTTTAAGTGTAAATGCTTGTTTTGCAAAGTGTGATTTAACAAGGTTAATCATTGGTATGCTTTCTTCCAGCGGCAAACCTAATGCAATAATTCTATCTATTTCCGCCAATTCTCTTCTTCTTTTAAGAACAAGTCCTTTTGCTGATGGGGTTAAGTCTTCGAAATCTAATCCAGCTAAATCTGTTTTTTCAGCTTCTATAAGAGCACGAACTTCTTCTGGTATTTTTCCAGTTTTTAAAAATGCCTTAATTCCTTCTTGAGATTTTGCAATTTGTGCTTGTTGAGCTTGAAGAAAATTTTTACTCGTAAATAAAGTTGGTTCAGCCATCAATTCCATTGGTTCTACATAAACTTGTTCAGAACTGCTCATAGCTGCGTTCATTCCTAAATATGGAGTTGTACCAGCTTCTTCTTTAACCGTACTTATATCTCCAATAATCGATGTCCTTTTGAATTGCTCTAAAATATCAGGCAAAGTTTCGCTTTCAAGTAGATCGAACTCAATTTGTTCAAGATCTGTCAACCCGCGAAGTGATCGGCTTTCTAATTCTTTTCTTCTTTTACGCATTCTTTCAACTTCTTTTATTGCTTGTTTATAAGTAATAGCGTTGCCATCAGGCGTTTGATATGTATTAGGTCCATAATTTTCGAATCTTAAAACTCCAGCTTTAGCTTTTATTGTCCCACCCAATGTTCTTCCATCCGGTAATGTTATTTCTTCTCCAATTCCAAATCTTATTGTGTTATCAGTTGTTGTGCCAGAACTAATTATTTGTCGTAATTTTTGTATTTGCCCTTCTAGAGCTCTCAACTCATCCAATTGGTTTTCATCTATCATTCCTGGACCCAAAGATTTTAATTCTTCTTGCAGGTTTCTAAATTTTTTATATTTTTGATCTAAAAGATTTTGCGCAAACGATTCAGTCATTAAAACAGCGCCATCTCGTGCTGGTTTTATGTTATCTTCTAAAGAGTTAATAACTTGTTCATATTGCAAAGATTGCCTTATTTTATCCGCATCAGTTCCAGCAGCAGATTTTACAGTGTCTATTGTTTTTTCTAATTGTTTAAAAATAATTGATGACTGCCCTTTGAGATCTCCGGGAGAAGTTACTGAAGGTGGAAGATTTTTAATTTGCTCTGACAATAAACTTAAAACGTTATATTGGTCTAAATTTTGTGCTGGATCTGTTCCAATCAAACCGGAAACTTTACCGATGTACTGCATAGCAGTTTCGGGGTTTATAGTTCCGTCTCCAATTGTTTTTGCAACTCTCAATTCTGCTGGAGTTAACTCGTCTCCTCTAGCCATCTTAAGAATTATATCTACTATATTTGTTAATTCCAAAGATTTACCAATATCGCCAATAGACGACACACCCATTCTTCTCAATACACTGCCTAATTGCTCAGTGGTGAACTCAATGTCTCTTGGTGCAAGTTCTGATTGAGCTCTTTTTGGAATTTTTCCAACTAGTTTGCTAATTTTTTTTAGGGCTTCGGAACCATCGGAACCTGTGCTAGTGCTATTTGCTAATTTATCAAAAAAATTATTAACAGCATTATCTGTTAAAATTGTTGAACCTGTTTTACTGAAAAGAATAGATTGTTCCAATAAAGACAACGGAATGTCTTCATCAGCCATACGAAGACTTAATTGTATAATATTTTCTTGAGTAATGTTCGTGAAACCTGGCATATTTTGTGATATAGGAGAATCTAGATCAAAAAGTGCACCCACTATACTCTCATTACCTTTTGTAGAAAATGTTGCCTGTACACCGCTAACTTTTTTGCCGATTAATCTATCTAATTTTAATCTTCTTAATTCTTCTTCCGAAGCACTGCTTAAAAAATCATTGACTGCTTTAACTCTTGATTGCAAAGCCGCCGCACTCAAGCCTCTTTCCGCAGCGCCTGTTGATGTAACAAATCTTACTGATGACGTTGGCATTCCTACATTAGCGCGTTCTGCTTCTAAAATATTTTTTTCAACATCACCCGAGTCAAATAACACTCCAGTTACAGTGTTCAGTATAGAACCATCATCTTGAAATTGTAAATGTTGCCTTATAGGATCTCTTGAAAATATTTTTCTTCCAAGTTTGATGTACTCATTTTTTTCCATATTAGAAAATTCCTGCAGAAATATTTATTGAAGATTGACCACTATTATTTTGAACAGGCATAACTGAACCGGATATTCCATTTCTTGCCATCAAAATTCTTAGCTTTGCAGCTATGGACGCTTGATTTTCCTGCGCAGAAAAAGATGGATAACTAGGATTTGTCAAATTTGCTTCACGTATTTGTTGCGGATAATAGCCCATTTGAGACATGTTTATTCCCATAGATTGACCCATTTTAATTTTGATGTGTTCCATATTGGTATTCGGATGCCAACCTTCCCAGCTCAAATCAGGAAGTTCATGTCTGCTAAAAAATTCTGTTAAATCCGGTTTTTCTTCTACGGGCATTCCCCAAGCGGCTTGATAAAATCTTCTCTCCAACCTCGGGGCGGTTGACAATATTTTTTCTCTTTCTTCAGGATTTTGTTCCTGTATCATAGATCTAAAATGTTCTCTTTTTCTTTTTGGCACTGCCAAAGACAACGTGTCTACGGAACTACCATACAAATCTGCACCATACATAGTCCTTCTGGCGGCCTGGTTAAATTGGTTGGCGGAAACGGAATCTCCAACTTGAGAAGCTTGTGTTGCTAAAGATCTATTTTTAACGTACGAAAGAATATCGACATACTCTTCCAAAGCCATTTGTTTTTTACGTTCTTTTGGAATAAATCTTTCTCCCGTAAAAACTTCTTTTGCGTTGTTGTACGCTGAATAAGCGGTTCCCGTTGTAAGGCCAACCAATGCCCCAATCGCCCTTGTTGTTGCCCTTCTGCCAAATAAAGCACCAACCCCTGCTGTGATCAATCCTGCCGTTAAAGGATTTCTTTGAGTGCTTTTATTATAAATTGGTTTTATAAAACTTTCAATTGGACTGTTCCATTCCGGAAACGAATTTCCATAGACATTTCTTCTCTCCCAATCTTCCCTAGCTGTTCTATTCGGAAAGAATTTTGTATTAATGAAAGTATCTCTATGGGCCAAGTATTCTCCCATTTGGCCAACCATTTTTGCAGACCTACTGATGCCGAGCTCCTCAGCGCTCGCATGTTTATATTTATAAGGGCTAAATTCATTTCTTTTTGTTGTCTGTGCAACTTGAGCTCGTATATTTTCTACCTCCACCCTTTCTGATGGCTCAAGATTGCCCATATTAATAGTTCTGTCAAGAGACCTGAATTGCCTTGAGTATGGCGCTACGTCTGCGAGAATATCAAGTTGAGTAACCGGACTTTCGTAATCTCTTCTTAACGGGTTAAGCCTTTCGTACGCAACTCCAGGCAATCTCAATTCTCCTTCTTGAATTTTGGAAAAAGGATCGCCAGTTTGAAAATTTATAAAATAATCAGATCCCGGCAAGAACGGATATTTCATTCCCATAGTGTTTCTTATAGGATTCAAATATGTTATATCTGTTCTTTCTTTCGGAATAAATCTTCTTGCTATTTCAGAAAGTTCTAATGTAGATTCACTTACCGGAACGTCTCCAAGACCGCCGAGATTAAGGTCCCAAAATGACCTAGTCGACCCATATGCTTTGGCCGCTGATTGCAAAACCGGAACATTTGGTTGGAAATCGGCGTTTCCAAATCCAAATGTTTCCCTCAAAGAACCTAAACCAAAACCGTAAATACCGGCCATTTCTTGCATTCTGAAGCTAAACTCTCGGGATTGAAATGCCGGACTTTGAGTGGTTATAGGGGCTCCCGATGGAACTATTGATGGCGGTATGTAGCCGGGAACTGGCGGAGGACCATATTGAAATGATTGTGTATAGTTTTGATTTGCGGTAGCAATTGCGTTATATGATATATTTCTAGCTGTATTTAATTGTCCTGCTGCTCCTGCAACTGAACTATTGTAATCACCTATCTGCAATCCTGTTATTGGACCAGATGGTCTGCCTCCGCCAAAAGCTGCCACACCATCTTTATCAATTTGTGCTCCATAAATTGGGCTTACTCTTCCTGACGACAACAGCCCTGATGGATCGAACGCACCACCATAACCAGCAGGGACATACTGAGAAAGGGCTTGAGACACTTCTTGCTGGTGCATCTGAACTTGAGGTTTAAGCAACCTGCCAACAGTCATGTTTAGCGCTGGAGTTAGTGGTCCAAACGGTCCAGTAAAATATTCTCCAGTTACCGGATACGGTCTATCGAAATAATTTTCCCTCTCGAACCTATACGGATCGAATGGCCTCAGCGGAGAAAAATCATACCCATAAGCCAAGCGCTCAATGGGACTTCCAAATGCGTCTGAAGTATAGGTGCTTCCAGATTTCATTCTTCTGTAATAAGAAGGTCTGTAATATTGGACTTTACCACCACCAAAGGGTGTTACACCCAAAGGCCAGTATCTTCCTTGCCTTACGGGAACTTCGCCTTCTAGAAGTTGCTCTCTTTTTTCTTCATACCCCATACCACCAGGAACTAGGCCCGATGCGAGCGACTGGAACTCTACTGCCCCTCTTGCTGCCTTGCTTAAGAAAAATGGAGAATAAACTCTTTCTCCTCTATCATCTCTTTCCTGAGTGAAACCACCAATAGTTCTGTCTGCACCAAGTGCTAACGCACCTCCTACATAAAGTGGCGCAACTCTTTTGCCAACTATTCCACCAACAAAGAAACTTAAGGGGCTGCTGTATTTATCTGCATCAACAGATAAACCTACGGTTCCAAAATATCTATTAATTCTGTCAGAAAGATGTATTGCAGGTATTGACGCTGCGCTAAATGCGTCAGGTGAGTTGTAGCTAGTAAATCCAACTGTATTAGCAAGGACTCTACGAAAAGTTGTTTCTCCCCTTGCTGCTCTGTTTAATTGGCTTCCAAAAGTTGGAACAAAAGTTGTTCTTGCATTACCAAGAGGGTTAACTGCACTATCTCCAAGTTCATAGGGAGCTGCGCTAAAGTTCTTCTTGAAAAATGGTCTAACAAGCGCTGTCAATCTTCCGGATCCGGTTGCGCCAACATTAGATATAGTTTGTGTTGAAAAGGGTTTTGAAAGTCCAGATAACGCTCTGGCAAACTCTGGATTTCTTTCTCTTGCTCTAATTACCGAAGAAAGTGCTGCTTGTTGATTTTTTCCAAATTGATTTGCTGGATCATAAGTTTGATAAGAAAAAATATCAAATATATTTTCAAGAGCCGCTGCTCTTGCTTCAGCTAGTTGATCAGAAGAAATTCTACCTGTTTTTTTTAGTGTTTGTAAAACTTCTTCAATCTTTAAGGCTATTTGAGTCGGGTCTCCATCGTATTCTTTATATGCAGTTATTTCAATAAGTACTTTGTTTATTGCGTTTCTTAAATAGTCTTGCCTGGTACTAATTGTTGGAGATCTATGTTTAATTAAATCAGTTGATAAAGAATCAATTTCTTCTGAAAGATTTTTAACAAATTGCATTGCTCTAGTAAGACCTATGGGATCTCTGCCACTAGCTCTTATTTCTGAAGCTGTAATTCCATATATATTTTCAAGACTGGTTACAGCTTCTAGCAGTTCATCGTCAGCAATTTCGCTTAAAGGAGTATCTATCCCCTTAATACTTAATTTTCTTAGATTAAGAGCAGTATCTTTGGTGTATTCAGCGATAATTGGTAGTGGAGTTGCTCTTCTTGAAGTTTGTTCCTCTCTAAATGCGTCAAAAGCTCTTGTAACTTCATCTGCATCAAAGACCGTTTCCCCAAGTTCATTAACAACTGCAGGAGATCCATCGACTTCTACAAGTGATAGCGTTTTACCTCTTCCTGTGTTAATAGTTTTTTTGTCTAATAACCTAGCAAAAACAACTGGGTTTCGTATATCTTTTTTTCTCTCTAAGAATCTGCCAGCTCTTCTAAATAGCGAACTAGGCTGCTCTTCATCAACATCAAACAAGGATTTAATTTTTTCTAAGCGACTTCTTGATCCTCCAGTTAAAGTAGAATCTCTTTCTTGCTCTCTTCCAGATGCTAGGCGTGCTGCTCTTGAATATAAATCTGTTTCAATTGATGAAAATCTTTTGTACAAACCAGAAAATTCTTGAACATCAGCCCCAGAAATACGTTCTGTAATCCCAAATATTTTTCCAACATTGCCAAATAGTCCAGATTTTTGGTTTACCCATGCGTATACATCTGGTCTATTTGCTCGATCAGCTAAGAAATCCTGTCTTGCAGTACCTCTTAAAAATTGTATTTCCGTATCTGGATTTACGCCTTTTGGTCCACCAAAACCCAAAAGTTGGAGTGGATTAAATTTTACTATCGGTATTCCATAACCTTCTGTTAATGAATTGAGAAAACTTTTAGCACCGGATCTCATCCTGGTTGTATCTACGATTCTTCCACTTGCAGTTTCGTAGACTCCAGTTAACGAGGAATATCCAATAGTTTTAGAAACTGGGTCCTGTAATGCTACTTGACCATACAATCTTCTTGCTTCTGCCCTGCTTTTGTCATCAAAAGATTCAAATATTCGCCTATCAAACGCTTGGTCAATAGATATTTCTCTCAATCCAAAAATATTAAATCCACCCATATTTGATGCTGGTGTCATTAATTTGTTATCAACCAAAAAACCTCTTAGTTGAGATGCGTCTGATGCGTCAAGCCCTCTTTTTGCTAACTCTGTTGCAATATATCTATCTGATGTATACGCTCCATCGGATTCAATTAATTTAATTCCTAATTTTTGAGCCGCTTTTCTTGATAGAAAACTCATCTTTTGAGGAGTTACTGCTCCAGTAAAATCTTCATACAAGGCTTTTTGGGGTCTACTAATTAAGTTTGCGTGAGGAACAATTATATTTTTGTCTACATCTGCAAAAGCAAAATTTGCTTGTGATCTTAATGCATTTCTATATGTTTCAGAAGTAAAAAGAGCGTCAGCTTGTTTAAAAGAAGTTTTTAAAATTTTTGAATTAAGATTTTTAGCTTTTTTGCCTAAATCTTTTTTTGCTCTTTCTGATAAAGCTTCAAAAAATTCATCATCTGTACCTACATTTATTTTTTTTATACCATATGTTATTCTTTCAGAAATATTTCTTGTTCTATCAAATTGAGTTAAAAGTTGATTGATTTGAATTCCACCAACAAAATCATCCGCAACATCTTTGTCTATTCCTTTTCTAACCAAAGATTGCGTCACCGCTCTTAGGTACGCCTCATTTTCAAATTCACGTGTAAATTGTCCAACTTTTGTTATTTGTCCATCTGCATCAACAAGTGATCTTGCGTTGAGTGAAGAGTATACAAGATTAGAAAATCTACTTGTGTGTTGTTTTTTAAGATTTTGTATTGTTCTTGTGAGAGTGTCTGCAGCGTGTGTTATATCTCCGCCAGATCTTCTAAGAGCTTCATCATAAGAAAGTGCGCCAGATATAACATCATATGCTCTTTTTGAATTTTTCAATTGCTGTCTAAATTCTCTTGATCCAGTTGTAAAACCTTTAAGTGTCGGTATTGTATCAATAAAACCTTGTGTTTTTTCTCCTACCCCAAACTTTCCATAACCTGGAATAGTCAACTCGTCACCAGATTTGTTTTCGTATCCAAATAAATAACCTCTTGCAATTTTAGCGGCGCGTGCTAATTTTCCTTCACCAGACCTTTCTGACGCCGTTCTTGCGGCTGCTGCGCCTCTTCTTGCTTGATTGAGAGAAAAGACGACACCACGTTCTTCTCTTTGGGTTTTTCCAAATGCAGTATTGAAGGCATACGATGCTGAATTACTTATTCTACTAGCTTCTTGGATTATTTTTGAACTGTCTTGACCAAAAGACATTAATATTGTTTTTATATCAGCTATTTTGTTTGCAGTTTTAAGTTGGTCTCTGCTTAAAGGTAGTGGAAAATCTTGATATGGCGCATCTGCAAGCTGCTTAAGTCTTTTTACGCCCGCTCCAGCTACTGTTTCTGGAATAATTAAATTGGTTATGTTAAGAGTAGACTGCTTAACGAAATCTGTTATAACATCCGCTGGATTATACCATTTTACTTTTTGATCATTGTTTGAGTCTCCAAATATATTTTCGGTCAAACCTTTTTGCACCAGGTACATTGAGGGCAGCGTAAGCGGTAAATTTCTCGCGCTTCTTATGAGCCTTGTTTGCAGTTCGTCTCTATATCCCCACTCGGCAACAGGTTGACGGCCTGCTCTGATTGCCCTGAATTCTTTTCTGCTCATCCACATTGTTCCGTCAGAAACAAAATCTGGACCAACTTGTCTAGTTAATGTAGGTTTCCTTATCTTTCCGTCTGCTAATTCAAAAATTAACTTAGCGTAGGGATCGGGAACAGAGTCATCCACATATCTAACAAGGCCTTCGTACTCATCAAGTGTTTTTCTGATTTGGGTAATATTTTGGACAAGCGTCCTGCCTAATTTGGAGCCTCCGTCAGCGCGTTGCTGTATTGTTTTAGCTAATTTAATTCCACCCTTGCTGAGTAGCTTGGTGCTTGCGGTGGTGGCAGCCAAAGTGGCGACCATTGTGCTGATATACTTGACTATCGGTTTATCGTCAAGGGCGCGTGCGATCAAACCGCTGTTGGGATTTGGAGTTTTTTGTTCGTCAGAAGTTGCGGGAATATCACGAGAACTAATCCCATAACCCAAATTGACTAACGGCGTCTTGTCTCTAAACAAAACTTCCTACCCTTCTATTGTCTCATCCCCCAAAGCTTTTGGGCGATGGGGTCTTCGTATTGAGCTTCGCCTTCTTTTCTGGACTGATTATATTTTTCAGCTTTGTTTTTTATTTTTTTCTCTTCTTCCACTGGATCTATCAACTGAAGAACTACGTTGGTTGGTGCAATTCCTAAAATGTTTTGTTTTATCTCTATAATTTTTTCAGACAGAGCGACTTTTTCTGCCAATTTAGTGTACGTCAAATTATCCAAATATTCGGGAGAATACGTAGTCATAGTACTCAAAACAAAAGCTTTCATCAAACTTCTAACTTCGGCCGCCTGCGCCCTTTTGTCTTCAAGCGTTTTCTTGGCTTTGGACGGGTTATAAAATCCAGACTCTTGCAAAATTTCTTCAGCCAAAGAAGAAATCAAACCCGCTGGATAATGATCTAAAACTATACTTTCTGGGTATATTACAGCTGATTTAATAATCAAATCTTCTATTTCTGCCGAACTTTCACCAGAAGATTCATATTCTGCTATTGTATCAAATTCGGCAAAAGTTAATTCACGAAATACTACAACATCTTTTTTTAGATGTGTCTGAAAAATTGATCCATATTTAACTTTTAATTGATATAGTATTTCTGGGTCAACCATGTCATTATAGCTGTCTTACCTCTAGTGCCAAAAAGCCTGAGGCTTCTAAAACCTCTTGTGAAATTAACGACGGAAGTCCGGCCATCTCGTTTACCAGGGATTGTTTGTCGTATTGCGGATAAAGAATGCACGTCTCGGAAATGGCTTCTTCGTTCCAAAGATTTGCCTCTGATTGAGTCAATTGACCGGCCTGAACAAGCTGTTCCATTTTTTTGAAAAGATTTTTGTATTCCAAACGATTTAACGTTCTCCATGCGATATGTTTATCGTAACTAATCGAAGTAACGTAAACATCACCGTATTCTTTTTTCCAAGCTTTAATTTGTCCAGCCGTTGGACCGTTCGGCCAAATCGACTCTTCATCTGCCAGTTCCTCTACAGTAACATTTTTTTCATCTTGCGGCTCATCCACAACTTCGTTCAAAGAATCAGTTTCTTCTGCAACAAGAAATTCCTCTGCTCCCAATTCCTCTGCCAATTCCGGATTTTCTTTAACTACAACTTTCCTAACATTGCTCATGATTTCTCCTGGTTATTTTGTTTTTGTTTAAATAAGTATATCACAGTCATCAACTTGGGTCATACAGTTTTGCTTGATCTTTTCTTGTCAAAAGTTGCTGTTCGGTTGGTGGAGGTTGAACTTTTCTTTTGTCGGTTGGAGAACTTGATCGTTCTTCGTTGGAGGCGACTTGACCCCTGGGGGGATTTTTCATTGCCCCGTCAGAAATATACATATCTCTGGCAATAAAAGAATAAATTTCTATTAACGGTTCTCCACCGGGATTGTATTGAGCGCTCATAGTATTCAAGTGTACGCTTTGCAAAACGATATCCATTGGATTATTCATGCTTGATTGAACTAATCTATCGTTGAAATCTAAAGACATCAATCTGTCCAACATCTCGTAGGATTGATCGCTGTTTGTCCCTTCGTTTCTAGCAATGGTTGTCAAAGAACCTTCTTGAGAACCGTATTTGATGACAAAATTAAAAGGTGGATGGGCGCTAAAAATATTCCTAGAATCTTGATTGTTGTCAGAAGAAATTCTATCCAATTGACTTTGGGCCCAATATTTTTGTATGTTTTTTTCATCTTCTTTATTTTCGTTATCGCTTCTTAGGTATGATTGAATTTGAGATTTTGGAGAATCCGAATAAAATGAGGCTCTGGCATCTGCGGCCTTTGAAAGCATGTCCCTCATCCTTCCCGGATATCTTGTATGTATTCCAAGTGCTCCTTGAACTATTCTGGTTCCCGTCATCATCACATCGTAGTTGTACGACCAATATCCATACAACGGGGTTTTTTGTTGAGTAATATTAAACGTGAAAAAAGATATATCCAATTCATCGGCTGGATCAAATAAACCGTCGATATAAACTTTAATGTCTTCACCAGAAAAAAAGTAATCGTAATAATTATTAAATTTTTTGGTATCGTCAGTTTTGCCGGCCCATTGAAGATCAATATCTGGGTTGAGTGGATCGAAAGACTCCGGCATTATCAAAGAATATTCGCCGTCTTGTTTTGCAAATTTAAATTCTGGCGGCAAATATGAGCTAAACGGCCTGTAGGGCTTGCCGCCTAATTCTTCCGTTCGGATCTGATACGTTTGGCATGATTACGGTTGTTTTATTCTATCTATAAAATTTGTGTATTCCGACATTTTTGTTTCGCCAAAAAAATTGTTCTGCCTTTCTTTGTGGGCGGCGCTTTCTTCTGCGCCAAGAAGCATCGGGTCGTAATCCATTGATATCATCGGCTGAATTCCCCTGGCCATAAATGTATAGGTTTGTTCAGTAATTAAATCGTCTACAGACATTGTTTGGCCTTCGTCGGTTATAGTAACTCCGTATATTTTCATTTTAGCGCCAAGTCCGTATTCGTTGAAAAACGTTAACACTATATCAAACGGTGGCAACATGTCTGCAAGGGGGGCAAAAAATAATCCTGTTTCAGACATTATATGTCTATATTCTTTTAATCTGTAAAAAGCGTATTCATTAAAGACGGTGAATATCAACGAACCAGCTATCGTCCTTCCGCCCTTAATAAATCCTCTGGGGTTTACGTGACCAATCGTTCGTACTGGTGAATTTTCCCTATGCATAGAATACGATATTGTTTGTATTTCTGCTAACTCAAGTATATCCATAGAGTCAATCGTGCCAGTTAGCCTGTCTATAGCTGGTATGACCATTGTTGCGGAAATGTCAGTGCCTGCAAATGACATGTTGGAAAATGGGTCTGGTAAACCTTTTTCCGCTCTTATTTTAGAAATTTCACTTTGATCATACAAACTTGATCTTCTGTGATACGGACCAAAGTCGTATTTAATTGGCTTAGGGTCTATGAACCTACTCATTATATCCTACTTTTGATAAAAATAAATATGGAGGACAAGGGGTTCCTCGTCCTCCATATCAACTTACTGTTAGCAGGTTTAATTTATTATGGCCTAATTATCTTGGGATTAAGATTGGCTTGAGAAACAGTATCTTTGTTGATCATGTCTCTAAGGTCACCAGTATTAAACTTGCCGTTTGCGAGTTGATCTGTTGTAATTCTGTACATAGGACCAATTTCTCTTGCAACGTAGGTCATAGTTTCCTCGATGACAATATCGTCCATTGAGGCACCAGACCCTTCATTGAGAAGCTCTACGCCATAAATCGAACGTACAGCACCCTGACCGTACTCATTAGCAAAAGTAATTGTAATGTCAAAAGGTGGAATTTGGTCTGCATAAAATGGCACTTGTGATACCACGTCAGAATCTTGTGTGGAGAACTCTGCGATACCGCGCTTGTGGCCTACATCGCCAGGAAGAGTATTATGCCTTCTGGTGTAGAACAATTGTGCATTATCTTTTTGATGATTTGCATCAAGCATCTGGTATAAAGCCGGACGATCAAAAACCGTAAAAATTAATGAACCAGCAATACCACGCTTGCCCCTTGAAAAGGATCTTGGATTTGGGGATCCCATTGTGTAAATTGGAGCCTTCTCTCTCGTAACCGAGAAAGTTATCCCCGAAAGAGCACCGATTTCAACGCCACCAAAAGTGGCAACAATATCGGCGCCAGAAAATGTAGTATAAGTATTAAGATACTTATTTACTGCACTGTCGTAATAATCTGAACCAGCCATATTATACCCTCCTAATTCGGTATATTATATATATGTTTTTGTTATATTGATACTGCAACTTGAACTTCAATATTCTTGAGTTCAAATGCTGGTGTGAGCACGAGGTCAACAAACGCCTTGTTTTATGCCGGAAAGTAACTTACGGTGAAGTCACTGTCGAGCAAGGCACCGACTTGTTGCATGCCACGTAATGCAGAAGTGATAGCGGTTTCCATTGAATTACGCGTTTGTAATGTGGAAGCTTCGCCAACAAACTTCGTGCAAACCTGTCTTATGAGAAGGGTTGCTTCTGTAATAATTCTCATTGTTGATATTCTTGTGTAGTCCGATGTAGAAGAAGCCATTGTAAGGCCCTCAACAAAAACTGGAATTTTATTGAAATTTAACGCAATAAAGTTCACGCCTTTGCTTGATAACGTTTCTTGTTGGAGTCTCGCCGGATTATATCTTAAGGACGCTACATTGTACGCTGTTTTGTTGACAGGCGAAGTAAACGAGGCCATTCTGCTAATTGCAGCAGCAAATGTTGTTGCACCATTCGCATATCCCCAATCTGCGTCGTAGTTAACCGGTTTGAGCTCAGAAGCTATGACTACAACATGTTTCCCAATTTCTTTGAGAGTTTCAGAATCACGACTGATAAGTGCGCTAGGACCAGCTTCCGAATTATAAAGATGCGTTGAAACTTCTGCTGGTGTCATAAATTCTGAAGTGCCAGAATACGGCTTGATCCCCAAGACGGCAAAACATGCGTGCGTGTTTTCTGATATGTCCTTGACCTTGGCTGCAATTTTTGCGACCCAACTTGCAGCGCCAGTTCCGTTATTGGCATAAAAGCCATACTCTTCATCGTCGCCCGGCGTTGCGGGATTTTGCCATTCGCTCGAATGTGTACCGCGACCCCACGGAACAATAATGTCTGGTTGAGCTGCTTCTGCTGATTCAAAAGCGGCATCAAGCACGTTGCCGCCACCGCTTGACGAATAAGTAGTGCTAGTGATTGCGCCAGTTGTATGATTGAAAACTGAATCTGCTGGAAGTGGAACAATAAAAATTCTTTCTGCTCCACCAGCAAGTAGCTCAAAATACCCTCTGTGAATTTGTGAGTCTTGTCCAAAAACTGAAATTACATCTTGTTCAGATGTAGCAGCAACTACGTCAAGATCTTTGACCTTACTTGATTGAGTCGCCGATGATCCTCTTTTTGCGATGAGAACGACTCTTGGGCCAACGGGAATATCTTGACGTGAAATACTATAAAATCTATCTTTAATAACTGTTTTAACACCTGGTAGAGCCATTATCTTTTAGACCTCCGCTTGCAGCATGCTTGTTTTACTTCGTGTTTATAGTAATGAGGATTGTTCCAAAACAAACCACTAATCATTTAAGAATATGAAGGAGTTGATTGATTTAAATCAATTATATTTACCTCTGTTCCCGCATATGAGGGGGTTGAGCCTTCGTAAAACTGATCCCAAAGTTCTTTTTCCACAGCCATATAACGCCTTACGTCAATCGCTATTTTTTCTATTTTACCAATTTCCATTCCTATCAGCTTTTCGGTCGTAAGCATGTAGGTAACGGTTCTTTTGTTTATATTAGTAGCATCTCTATTTTCTTCAGAATCCGATAATCGTCTTGCATATACCAATTCAGAAGCCCCCAATCTTTTAAGAACGGGCGTATATTCAAACATGAAATCTTCAAATATTTCAATTAACTTTTCGGCTACTTCTGGGCCAGAATACCTATCGGATAATCCTTTTAATTGTCCAGAAGTTGATTTTGTAATAACAGTGAACGATATAATGTTTTGAAATCTTTGACCAAAGATAGCTATATCCTTAGACGGAGATATTCTGCTTTTGGGTTTTGGCTCAGTTGAATGAGTTCTTCTTAACTCTAGGCCATAAACTATAACTGGATATTCTGCATAGTCTCCATTTTGGACGGGTTTAATTTTAATATTAGGATAGGCGTTTTCCCATAATGATTTAACTGCTGCTATAAATTCAATATAAGTCAAATTACCTTGCGCTTGAAGCGGCGGCATAGATTGAGATAGTCTATCAAAATTAATTTCATTAACATTTGCTGTTGGAAAAATTGGATAATTTTGTGGCATTATGCGCCCCTCCCGGAAGCAACGTTAAACGATATTTCTTTTAAAGTCCTCGATGAAAGTAAAGTAACTTCAAAATACAATTTTCCTTTTTCTATTTTATCAGCATAAGAATCTAAACTATAATTTTTAATAATATCATTATTTTTTAAAAATTTTAAAAGAGCTTCAACTTTATTTGCTATTTTAGAATGTCCAAATTTACCTATTGCATTTTTGCTAATTGATTGTATTTCCGATATAACCATAGCTGCTAATCTTACGTTCGAAGAATCTTTAAAATTTTGACTTATTGATTGAGTAAAATCTCCACTTAAATAAAGATCATACGGACCAGCAAATCTTCTTGATCTACTGCCTCTAGTGGAGCAATTGATGCCTTTTTCATTTAGAGATTTTATTTGAGTCGTAGTTAAATCAACCCCGTATCCAGAAAGTGCGGCGGATATTTTCTGATTACTTATTCCAAAATTCACCTGGGAAGATGCGAGCATCCCCGCCATTGCCGCTGCCAAAGATGAACTATAGCTTGTTTGGAGTTGTTTGTGCGCAAAGACTGCCTCCCCATAAACAAGAATTAGATGTTTTCCACAATCTTTGGTTATATAACCATCTAGATTAATTGAGCTTTCAATTTCAAAATTTTTTGTCAACAGCTGTGTTATGTCAGACGTGTTCATTCCTTTGTTCTTGGAACCAAGAATTCCAATAGTTATTTCGCCAGTATTTTGTTGAATCTTTTGACAACAATTCGCCAATTGTTTTGCAAAATTGACTGTTCCGGTATTAATCATGCTTGCTTCCAAGGGAACAACAAAATCAATAAAATCATATTGCTCAATTAAATTGTAGCAAAGTGCCAAATTATTATAATATAATTGATAAAATGTAAAAGTGTCGTTAACAGAGTCTCTATATATTGGCGTGTTTCTTTCGAATACATTGTCTACGTATTCGTTCATATATCCTGCGGACATTAGGTAAATATCTCTTGCCCCGCAACTATACGCATCAAACATCCCGCGCAAAAGAGGGGAATTCAAATCCGCTCTGAGAATATTTACACCTTCTTGTATAGAATTAATTTTTTGTATACCATATGGTTCAATTGCATCTGTATGGCCAATAAGTAGAATATTATTGGTGTCAAATTGATTCATTAGTTTATAATTAGATTTAGAGTTAACTAACAATTTTTTTTCAAAAAATGAATAATTAGAATTTGAAGAACTAACCTCTTGTTTTACCGTGATGTTCGTCTGCTTTATGTCAACTACGCCATTTACAACGGTGCTTATCTCCACGTTATATTCCCCATCAAATAAGTTTGAAGGTATTTTCATTTTTAAATGATAATATCCTACAGAAATTCTTTCTACTGTTGTAGCATTGAGATTAAAACCTTGAATATAACTTGGGCTAGCCGATATGGCTAAATTAACTTTATAAACATATGGGCCAAGTATGGTTGCACCAATGGAATTTAGCCCTCTTTTCAGAAATATTGTTATATCTGATTCCGGATCAACGTAATTAAATCCAGATTTATATACAAATGGTATTTCTATAATCTGTTCTGGAGAAACTATCAACATTTAACTTGCCGTTTCTTCTTTGCTAGCTCCGCACATCCAATATTCGACTTTGCCATACCTACCTCTTACTGGATAGCTTTCTTCTATCACATAAAGAACATAATTTTCCAATAAAGAAAACGACCCTTCATATATTCTGTCTCCTGATTTTGGATTTATTTGCGCTTCAAAATAATAAATTCTATCCGAGTTAATTATCAGGCCTTCAATTTGTTCTTCTTTGGTTGAAGCCAAATATCTAGAAGCTGACGTTGCGTGTCTGGTGGTTATTTTTTCAAGTTTGTCAGAGTACAGGCCGTCATCAGATAACCTTCTTTGAAAAAGAATATCATGTCCCCATTCTCGTAATATTGTTTTAAATATTTTTTTGGTATTAATCATACTGACGCAGTCTTCGGTCTGGCATTGGATCTTTGGGTTCTGCCGCTTTTTTGCCAGGGCCATATAATTCTTTGTCTGACAAATAGATTAATTGTCCGGTTTGAGGATCGAGAGATTTACCCGAAGTAGCAATTCTTTTGTTGGGAAATCCCTTGGGTTGTACCCCTCTCATTGAGACTTTTTTCGCAAGCACCTCTCTTCTAAGCGAGGCTGCTATTTGGCACCATGTCGTTGCGTTCGATCTTGTGGCAATTTCTTTTGGCGCTGATGTGTTTGTTATTTCTAAATCAGCCAATTTTAACGAAAGCTCGTCACCTCCACCAAATCCGTAAGTTCTACTTAACTCACATGCGGTAGCAGCTTTAATGTATTCAAGAATAATAAAAGGAAGAGTCGACCCATCTTCATCACCTTTTAAAGAATAAATTTCTTTTATTTCTAAAGAATATCTATAAATCATTTCGCCTATTTCTATCAACGAAGCGTCTGGAAATATGCTAACCAACTCTTCTGAATCTAGATAAAGCGGAGATAAATCTGGAGCAAACATGATTGTTTCATCGGCTCTCAGAGTTATGGAGGGTTTATAGTTTGTTGTTGCAGTATTTGCGTACAGTGTTAATTTAGAAATAATAGCTTTATTAAGATTTGTCGTACCAGTAAAAGTAACCTTATATGTATCAGCTTTTGTTGGAATAAAATCATAATAATATTCAGAACCAGACAACAGGGTTGCTAAACTGGTCACAACGATAATTTCACTTGAGTCTTTAATAACAACTTGAACGGATGTAATATTTGCTTCTATTTGTACGCCACCAGCGCCTTGATCAAAAAATTTAACTTTTAATCTAACATTATCATTTACCAAAACGTTATTTATAGACATCTTATCTCCAAATTGAAAGTATTTTATCCTTTATAGTAGCCAATTTACACTACTATTGTAATCTCAGCATCTCCCGAAATTGATATAATTGAAGCGCTCGCTAAAGCTTCTACTTGATCATCCGACGCTTCAACTGATATTTCATTGCCGGTTATGTCTATGCTTGAAACAGCGATTGTTGTAAAGTTAGAAAAATCTTCATTTGTTGCATAAAAAACAACTATATTGTTTAAGATGATTGGATTAGCTAGACTGGGGGCATTAATTATTAAAGTGCCATTATAGGTCACATTAGAACTATTGTAGTTTATAGCTTCGTTATAGATCATTAAAAACCTTTATTTTTAAAAAAAATTGTATAATTATAGTAATTAAATTATATTAATAATCTATAAATATTTATCTTTGTGTTGTGATATTAAAGGATATAACTATTTTTTCGTCACCCTGCAAGGCAGGGCACCCATGCAGAAAATCGCTTTTAAAAATTATTAACTTCCCAGCAACGCATTGGTGTGTACAAGTTTGAAAATTAAATTCATTAAATCTATCTTCCGTTATTGGGAAAGACATATCGTTTATGTTGTTATAAAACATAATTACGTCTTTTTTATTGGTCACGCTCACATAAAATGCTCCACTTATCAAACTATTTGGATGGTTATGGGGGAAAAGGTAATCTCCTTTTTTGCTCAAATTAGCCCACATATTTTGGATGCTAATTGGTACATCGTAGCCAAGTATTTCTAAATATTGACTACTTTGGAACAAAATGGTTTGCTTTAGCTCATCAAAAATTGTATTATTGGCTAAATCATTTTCAATCACACCGTGAGTGGTGTCAACATACTTTGACTTTGTTCTAATACTTTTATTTTTGATTAATCTTAAAATTTCCTTCTTGTAAATCGGCAATTGTTCCATATGCAATCCATTGCATATATACAAGGTTTTAGGAAACCACGTCTCAATTATTGGTTCGGTTGAATTCATTATATATAAGAATTTTGTCTTGGAAAAAATAATACATTTAGCACATATCTTCCACAAAGGTCTGTGGTTGTCATTCCTGAATGTTTCAAGCTTGAATCAAAAACAATCAAACGGTTAGCGACTGACTCGATCTCTTCCCCGTTCTCAAATACGGTTTTACCGTTGTTCGTGTTCAAGTAAAGAACGGCAGATCTACAAGGAGTTGGGCTGTCCGTATGAAACCCTTGTAGTTTGTTTTCTTTCATCGGGGGCATAAAATTCATTGACATTCTAACCAAACTAAAACAATTCAACTTTTCCAAAACAGGAATCATCAAATTTTCAAAATGTTCAGACATTGGAATTTGATTGAAGTAAAGCATGTGGGTGAATTGATAGCCGTAATAAGACTCGGCTATATCAGCCATTTTTTCACCTTTTTGAGTTGATTCAGTCTTGTAGTACCAAGGGAAAAATGTTGATTTAGCAGTTGAAACAATCGAATTAAAATACCCTTCATCTAGGGCGTTGTCAATAATTTCAATATTGTTTTCAATCATCCTTTTAGTATAGCAAAAGAAATAGAAGTTTTACTCCTGATGCAGGTAAATCCATGACAATTGTTGTTCGTCCCAAAAATAACATCCTTCAGGTCTTGGAGAAGGAGGATCCCACAAACATGATTCTTCATTGAAAGCCCAAGATGGGTAAGGTTTTGGGGGAATAAATGCGTCTAGTTCTTGGTTGTAAGTATATCCGATACCAGCCATATTTTTCCTAAAAGGCTCGCCACCCAATATGTGTATGCCACCTCTTGTATTGTACGAAGTTCTTTTGCATCCCGCATTGAAAAAGCTGCCGTAATGCTCTTCCCAATCAATATCGCCTTCATCTTTGCCAACGATAACTTGCGTCACCACGTTGTCTGAATTTATAATTGCGTAGTGTGCCATTACTTAAAACTCACTGTTCCAGCGCCTGCCGTAATTGTGGTTACTTTGTTGGCTCCAACTGTTGAGGTTGATGTAGTCAAACCTGCAGATGGGACAATTGTTCTTGATGCAGGGTAACGGATGAGAACAATTCCTGAACCTCCAGTTCCCCAATATGCACCGCCGCCGCCGCCGCCTGAATTTGCTGGAGCACCAGTTCCAGGACCAACACCGCCAGTATCATTTCTACCTCTGCTACCACTTCCTGCGCCACCGTTTCCGTGCCCGTCAGCGGTATTATTTCCGCCGCCGCCGCCACCACCAGCGTAAGTCACCGCACTGCCCGTGATGTTTGTTGTCAAACCATTTCCGCCGTCACCACCACGATGCCATACACCGTTTCCTCCTTGCGCACCAGCACCGCCTCCACCACCGTCACCTTCGCGATTGTTCGCTGATTGAGGAATACCACCGTTGTTTCCTTGAATAGGATCTGTCACGCGAACTTGCCCAGGATTGCTTGTTCCAAAACCTTCACCACCAGAACCTGAACCACCGGGAAAGTTAATTGCTGTATTGAGATTTGGATTTCCGTAAATACCTGAACCTGCTCCGCCTTTAGAAATAATTGATGCAAATCTTGAATCGCTTCCGTTAGTTCCAGGGTATCCTGGTGTAGGACCGCCTGCTCCGACAGTTACGATATAAGTTGCGCCTGTGGCTAAAGACAATACTGTTTCGGCCGCGCCACCGCCACCGGTATTTTCTCCAACAACGGAAGAACGGTAACCGCCTCCACCCGCACCGCCTGCTCTGTCAGAGCCAGCACCGCCACCAGCAACAATAACATATTCGCATTTAAAACCAACAGAGCCGTAGAGCCTGCTAGAAATTTGCCCAGAACCAGACCTTCCAGTACCAAAACCGGTTGCAACTTGTTTACTTGCGCGGAATTTTTTGTTCTTTGACATAATAATTCCTTTTTAAAGTAAAATTAGGCTATTCTGTTAATGTAGCCAGACAATGTAATTACGTTTGCGGTTGCAGCAAACGCTCTCAATGTTTTGCTGTTTGTCAACAACAAACCTGGAACAACCAAGGTTAAACCTGCTTTAGTTGGAATTGAAATAATAATGTTTTGATCTGGAACGGTTGCGCCACCATACTCAACAGTCAAAACAACGTCTGCTGTATGTCCGTTATAAGCATAGAGCCAAATTTCGTCCAAAGCTGTTGCATGTGCGGTATGAATGAGTGTTCCAGCAGTAGCTGTTTGAACCACCTTAATAGGTAGCCCATCCGTACCGGCTGAAAAATTAACTTTACTGAATGTTGCCATTAATTATCTCCTATTGTTAAGTTTAATAATATTTAACCAAAAACTTGACCCAAAAGAACCACTTGGTCGTTTTCCCAGTTTGTAATTTTTGTTGAGTCAATTGCAGCCGAAGCATTTATGTCGGCGTTAACAATTGTTCCGTCGGCAATCATCGCGGATGTAACCGTGCCGGTATCCGTAGTCTGCACTACCGATGCACCAACAGCGATAGTTGCTGTAGAACCCTCGCCTGGAGTGTGTGTTACCGAAATACCAGTTCCTGCCGACAGATCAACCATATAGTTTCCAGTCGTGTCTGTTCCCAAGTCAATAGCATCATTAACCCAAGCAGATCCGTTGTACTTAAGGAATTGATCTGCAGCAGGGGTGGCAATTGTGACGTCTGTCAATCCATCTAGTGACAATACAGCGGCTGATTGAGCATACGATTCAGTTGCAATATTGGCGTAATCGGTTCCGTTGGTTGTCAATTCCCACTTGTCGCTGGTTTCATTCCAACGAAGGCCAACATTTGCGACATCACCGCGCTTGATTTCAATGCCAGCATTCTCTGACGGCGCGCCAGTGGCGTTGTTGTTGAGGACAATGATGTTGTCATCAAGGGTAATTGTTTCAGTATTAATCGAAGTCGTGGTTCCAGAAACCGTAAGATTTCCCGAGACCGTCAAATTGTTTGTGGTTACAGTGCCCGTAAATGTTGGTGAAGCAAGAGCCGACTTAAGATCCAAGGCAGTTTGCGTCGCGGTGGAAACCGGCTTGTTTGCGTCAGAGGTGTCGTCGACATTGCCAAGCCCAACCATGGTCTTGGTGACGCCGGATATTGACGAAACTGTTACTGTGCCATTTGCAGCAACGTTTGCAACAACTGTCCCAGAAGAATTTTTAAACTCAACAAGAGAAGCAGTTGCTCCAGAAGCAGCTTTAAAAACAGCTGATTCATCAAATACTGTAATTTCTGGTGATGTTTCTACTCTTAAACGTGCCATGTTTCTCCTAATTATATATAGATAGCCAACAACAATAGTAATGTAACTGCTGGTTAAAATAAACTAAATTATTTAACATTAAATTGTTATTCTTTTTAAAAATTCTAACATTTTTCCAGTGTATTTGATGCGACCAAAATGAATTAAATCAATAGTTGGGTCTACCCAAACTTTGCCATTTATTTTTTGCCAATACCTACAAAATCCATAATCTTCAGACAAGAATCTTCCATCTTCATCAACATATGAATTAAATAAAGCGTATGCATTATCCGCTTCTAGATTGTTTAATGCTCCAGTGTCATCTTTGTATTTTAATTTTTTATATTTTTTAAACATTTTATCAAACACTTGGCGCTTGATCACCATAAAACCAGTGCCAGATTCAAGACATTCCAATGCCCCATTGGAAACATTGATTTCAGTTTCTCCGGGCTTAGTTAAATGAGCAACATATCTTGATCCATACTCCATTAAATCTTTTGAATCCAAATCTTTTAAAGCTCCTTCTTTAACTTTTTCCCAATTTATTTCTTTTATTGGGTAAGAAGCAGTAACAACATCTTTGTCGTGCCAAAGCAATTTTAATACGGCTTCTTTTTTGAATTGAAGATCAACATCAATAAAAAATAAATGAGTATAGTCTGGATTACTCATAAATTTAGCAACGAGATTGTTTCTCGCGCGATTGATTAAAGAATCAGATATTGTACATACAGAATACTTTAAACCTATCTCTTTAAAAAAGAGACAAGTCTGCAGAAAACTGATCATAAAAGGTTCTGTTACATGAGAATCATAACAGGGTATTGCGAAAAAAATATTCCATTTTTCGATTTGTTCTTTAGTTATTGTTATTTGTTTTTTTTCTTGTTCTACGGGCATAATAGAATATATTATATCATATATATAATATATATTATGCCCAACTCACATTACCTGAACCAGCGGTAATAGTCGCTCGTTTGTATCCGCCAGATGACGCTGATTCTGTGCCTGTAAGCCCTGCGCCGATTGTTATAGTAAATGTGTCTGCGTATCGCAAAATTACTACACCGCTACCACCCGTACCGGCAGTGCCAAACCTTCCACCGCCCCCACCACCCGTGTTTGCCGTACCGCTTGTTCCGTTGCCTGCACCACCGCCACCAGAACCGCCACTAGCAGACGAACCGTTTTCACACATTCCGCCACCGCCACCTGCGTAAGTAACTGAACTGCCTGTAATTGAAGTTGCTCGACCTGCCCCACCAGCCCCAGGTCCAGCCCCACCCGAAGTGGAATTGGCACCTGCCGCCGAAGCACCGCCGCCGCCAGCACCGTTTCTTACGCTACTCGGCGCCGAAAATGCCGTACCGCCTGCAAATCCCTGACCTGACGGCGAAGCCGCACCGCCGCTAAAAGTTCCAGAATCGTGTCCACCACCGCCACCGCCCGAACCGCCGCTGTTGCCAGCACCTTCTTTAGCGCCGCCGCCACCGCCGCCCGTTGAAGTAATCGTGTCAAATACTGAGCTGTTACCGTTTGACCCATTGGCAGAATTCCAACCACCATTTTGCGCCCCACCGCCACCAACGGTCACGGTGTAATTTGTTGCACCCACCAAACTAAGGGCGGTTTCCAATGACCCTGAACCTCCAGTACTCGTAACAGTGCAACGCATACCACCCGCACCGCCACCGCCGCCTGAACCACCACCACCACCAGCAACGACAAGATAATCAACTGTGATTAACACAAGTTCGTCACCTGTCGGCATCCAAGCCGAAGTGTATGTCGAAGCTTTTAAGCGTGTTCCAAAACGTGACATCGCTTTAACCTACGAAATCTGGTTGACGTATCCAGTCAACAGAATTACATCGGCTGTTGCGGCAAACGCTTTGATTACTTTTGTGTTTTGTAAAATCAAACCTGGTATGACCAGCACCAGACCCGCCTCGGCGCTAATCGTAAGTTCAATGTTCCCGTCAGCGGCGGTAGCCGTGCCCCACTCAATGGTCAATTTCACACTTGAAGAAGAAGTGTTGTTCGCATAAAGCCAAACCTCGTCGCACAATCCCGCCGTGGTGACGGTGGTGTAGGCAGTGTGAACCGTGACCGCACCAGCGGTATTCGTACCCGTGACCTTGACGGCTAGCCCGTCTGTTGAGCCAGAAAATTTTCTTTTTGTGAATGTTGCCATTAGTTATCTCCTATTTTTTACTTTTATTATAGTAACGATCACTTATATGATATCGAGTCATATTGTATCATAATAATAGTTATTTTTAAAATAAATAAGTTAATTATTTGCGGAGTTTTGGTAGCGGTATCAGCCACCTAGTTAGATAGCGACCCACATCACGGTTCGGGTTCTGGTGCTACAGGCGCAACAAACTCTGTGCCGTTCCAAGTGTCACCCATGCCAGCATATTTGCCACGAGAAACACCGTCAATCAGATTGTTATTATATGAAGTGCGTTTTACATACAAGGTTGGGTTATTTATTTGTGCTGTGTAAAACGCTTCCCACGCTTCGGTTGAACCGCCTACACCATTTTGCACGACATTTTCATCTACGCCTGTGCGAACTTCAATGACTGTGTTTTGTTCGTTGATAACTGCGTAATGTGCCATTATGCCCACCTAACTGAGCCTGTGCCTGCGGTTATTGTTGCTCGTTTGTATCCGCCTGACGCTGCGCTTTCTGTTCCTGTTAAACCTGTGCCAAAAGTTATTGTCAGCGTGTCTGCGTATCGCAGGATTACTACACCTGATGAACCGTTGCCACCGTTGCCTGGATTATTACCACCGCCACCACCGCCACCGCCACCACGATTAACAGTTCCATTTGTGCCGTTGGCTGTTGCTGAACCGTTACCGCCATTTGATGAACCACCCGTGCCAGCCGTGCCAGCCGTGTTCACACCGCCACCACCGCCACCCGAATAAGTAACGCTTGAACCTGTTATTGAACTTGCAACGCCTGCGCCGCCAGCACCGCCACTAGAACTCGCCCCGTTGCCACCGACCGCACCAGCACCGCCGCCGCCGCCATAACCTTGACTAGCGGCGGTCGAACCACCTGAACCACCTGCATAACCTTGATTTGTTGTGCCTAAACCAATATTTGCACCACCAGTAGTTACGGCTTGACCACCACCACAACCGCCGTTTTGTGCGGCAAATTGTTGAAAACCTGCACCAGCACCACCACCATTTGACACAATGGTATTAAATTGCGAAAAACCACCACTAGCAGCAGCAGCAGTAGCAGTAGCGCCGTTATAAGTTCCACCAGCACCACCAGCACCAACCGTTACTGGATAATCATTATTTGTAAATAAACTTTGTGCGCTTTCAACAGAACCACCACCACCAGTAGCAGTAACAGAACTTCTTAAACCGCCGCCGCCGCCACCGCCACCGTCACCGCCGCCGCCACCAGCAGCAGCCAAAACAAGAAAATCGACGGTAATAGCAGTTTGACCATACGAAATTGTCGGTGTGTTGCTTGCCGAAACATAACCCATCAACCTCGCCGCCATACTTAAACCTCTACCCAATCTAAATCAGTTTCATTCCAACGATACAAACCGCCGTCTGACGGATACGG